TCTGCGTGGTACGCAGAGACGCAGACCGCACCCGCAGCCGTGCCATTGTTCGCGTTACCGCCAGCAGCACGGACGCGGAGACCCTTGCTCGTTTGCCAGTTGGTATAAAAATAGTCCGGGAAGTATGTTGACGCACTGCCGCCCACTTCCGTAGGTATCATGCACAGACCGACCGTGCTTAGGCGCTTAATATAGCCATCGGCTCGTGCCGCGTCGGCAACGTGGATTTTATCCTCAACCGTTTCAGGGTTATAGTCGGCGTACATACTTGGGGCTATATATACCGGGCTGCTTTCCTCGCCTGCGTCCATGATAACGCCGCGTGTCCAGCGCCACAAATGGCCATAACCGGCGTGCATCAGACCGAAGAAACAAGGCACTTGGAATGTGATTAACGGAGTTTCGGGGTCCTCGGCGTTTTCTGACCCTGGGACGGCATACTCTACCAGTCCGTTACTGTCGCCCAGTTCCACGCCTACACTGGTAGGCACAAGCGGGCAAACACCGTTATAGTTTAACCATTTATCGTAATTCATAGACGTAACACCTGCACCGAAACCGCCTTGATACAAGCCGTCGGCGTCTTTTTCGGGGTTATAAGGTGCCTGGCTGTCTTTGGTGCCCATTATCACGGCAAACAGAATTTGCACCGCTGCCTGAGCCACAAACCAGTTAGCCTCCCAGCCCTCGCCGCGCTTGCGTGCGTTGTTGCCGAATGTGGTTGTACTTATTGAAGTGGCGGCCATTCCCAACATTGAAGCCTGTGGGGTGCCCGCTGCCGGGTGGTTTTTGTCTGTGTCAGGGCGTGCCTTGCCATTACCGCCGCGGTAGCGCTCGTCATCACTGATAACGGAGCACAGTTTTTGTTCCGTGCGGTCCATTACGCCGGCGCCTACCCAACTGGTACTGCCCACAGGAATACGCACACTCTTGTAACCCTCTAATGGCTTCAGGGTAATTGCCCAGTAGGTACGTGCTGCCGTCACTATCTCCGTGAAGTACCACGGACGCGACCAGCCCCACATACATTGTCCCATAGACCCGTCAAGTGCCGCAGGGCTGCCGTCGGCGAAGCGGTGCGAGTTTTGCGGATCAAGTTTGCGCCGCTTGTGGTCGTCCGTTACCAGATAGCGACCCAGCCCCAACGTTTCGGGCAGTTTGCGCAGCGCGTCAAGACTGCCAAACCAACCGCCTGCCGTGGGCGTTGACTTTGTGTTGTCCCACCAGCGCCCCGCTATCGGGTTGCCGGCTTCTGCCACTGCGCGCTCAAGTTCCATGCTTCGACTCTCGCCGCTGCCGTCCATTACCTCAATGCGCATCGCGCTAAGCTCCCCCTCCGCAGGGGCAAGCTCGTTGATGCGCTTGCCGTTTTCAAAGGCTGCCAGCAATTCCACCAGCTTCGCCTCCTGTTCTTGTGTAAATGCCATTTTATTGCTTTTTTAATGGGTGTTTATTTTTTCATTTCGTGGGCTATTATCATACCTACGACGACAAGCATGTAGATAATGAACGCGCCCCATAGCGGTGAGAAAACCCACCACCACGACCACGCTATCACTCCGCAAAGTTTAAGCGTGAGGAATAGCAGCGTCAGAATCATTGGTAAACTAATTTTCATTCTTCTTCTGTTTATTGGTTATTTAATGGGTGTTTAATACTCAGTGCTGTATATCTCGTAGTCCTCGTCACTTACCGCGTTTATGCTTACAGCCTGATAGTTGCTTTCGGTCATTTGCGTGGCTTGGTAACTCTTTATTACGATTTTGGTAATGTCGAAAATCGCCAAAAACTCACTGTGTACCTCGATAGCGGCTTTCGTGTCAAGTATCTTGCGAAGTTCTCGCAATTCGTCGCCCGGCCATTCATCGGCTATCACGCCATCGCGCACAGCCTGAATGCCTACAACCAGGTTAACAGCCCAGTCGCCCTCGTTTATATACTCTTTCACTGTGCCGTCTCGCCCAGTCAGTGCCGTGCTGACAATGCGCCGCTCGCGGCTCACTGCCGCCACTGCGTCGGGCAGTTCCGTTTCAAGCGTTCCGCTCTCGGTTTGCGCTCGAAGCCTTACAGGGCAAAGGACATAACGCCCCTCCCAGTATGCCCGGTCAGTGATTGGCACACCTCGCTCCGCTGCTGTGATTTCCTCGCCGCGTCCCTCCCAGCTCGGGGCTTCGCCTTTGCGCCCCTCTTTGAAGCGCACAAGCCGTTTGCTCATATAGTTCGCCCAGCTTACGGCTGCCAGGTCTATGCTTATGGGTAGTTTCATGAGGTTGCCAGTTCTGTATCGTTGAGCGCTCCCATAAGGGTCTCAAGTACCACGGCTTTCATCTGATCGACGCTTTCGCCGACCGTGGCGGTGTGGAGTTCGAAACGCTCAATAAGTTTGTCAATGTGGATTGTTATATTCTTGATTTTACCGCCGTCGCTGCCTGTGCCGCTGCCTGTGTTTGTGCCACTGGCTCCGCTCAGGGTGTTGCCCGTCGGGTTGACGGTTGGCACAGTGACCTTCGGAACTGTTGCGCCTGAGGTGTTGGCGGTGGGTTGTTTCTGTTTCTTTTTCTCGGCTGCCTGCTTTTTGGCCGCATCGCTCATTTCGGCATCGTATGCCTCATTAAACGCCTGGCCTATCTGCTTGCCATAGTCAGAGAAACCGGCTTTTAACTTGGCTAAGGCGTTGGATATTCCGTCGGCGTCAAGGTTGAACGCGGCTTTTATCATGTCGCCGATTGCGCCAAACACATTTTTAGCCATATCGCCGATCCCGGTAAAACATGCCTTAAATGCTGCCCACGTTCCTTTGAGGACCGCGCGGAACTTTGCCGACGTGTTCCAAAAATAAACGCCTATGGCTATGAGGGCGGCAATGGCTGCCGCTATCCAACCAACTATCGGAATGCTCATAATTGCGGCGCTCACAACGCTACACGCCGCTCTGGCAGTTGTGGCGAACACCCCGAATGAGGTTGAAGCGATACCGGCAAACATCGTGGAAGCCGAGCCGGTGGTTACAAACGAAAGCACCAACGCGCCCAGACCTTTGAGGGCGTTAAATATGCCCACGGTAGCGAAACGGATAAGCGCAAGGCTTGCCGTTCCCAACCAGCCGACGGTCTGCACCAGTTTGTTGTTGCTCGTGGTGAGCATTAGGTTGAATATGGCAAGCTGCTTATAAGCTCGACCTATCCAACCGACTACCGATGACCACATACCTGCCCAGTTTAAGCGTATCAGGGTGGAAATGCCTTGCTTTAACAGCGTCAACAATGGCAATAGCTGGGATATTGGCACAGCTATATTTGCAAGTGCTCCGACCCATAGGGTGAGGTCGCCTGTGGCTTGGAACAAGGAAATTTTGAAGTCCTCAATTTTTTGGTTTACTTGTGCTTGCCGTTCTGCGTAGCTGTCCATAATCACAGCCGCCTGCTCTGTGGCGCTGTTGGTGTCTGTTACCGCATCGGTAAAGCCTTGCAGCGCGTCAGTGCCTTGGATAAGGGCAAGGGCGGCGTTGGCGTTTTCAACACCGAAAAACTTAGACAACAGGGCTGAGTCGTTCAGCAGGGGTTTGAGCATGTCGAGGCGCTCTTTCAGGCTCTTGGAATTGTCGGCGAGTGCCACAACGTCAATGCCTGCCGCTGCCAGTTCCTCGCGCGCCTGCTTCTCTATAAAACGACCTTTGCCAAGTTGTCCTAAAACGTTACGCAGCGCCACACCGCCCTCACTTGCCTTTTTACCGGCTTTGTCAAGTACCTGTATGGCTGCGTTTGTTTCCTCAAAACTAACATTAGCCGCCTTGGCTGCCATTCCGCATTGTTGCAATGCCGCGCTGATTGCTGGAAGCTCTGCCGATCCTGCTTGACCTGCTGCCGCCATTACGTTCATCATACGCGCCATTTCCGCGGAGGCTGCCATTGGGTCCTCAAGGCTAACGCCGTACTGGTTCATGGCTGTGGTCAAGACCTGAGCCGCTGCCACACCGTCACCGCCCATTAGTTTGCTTGTGGTCTGTATGCAGTCGCCCATTGCGTTGAGTGCGTCCGGATATTTACCCAGTTCGGGGCTCAACTGCGAGAGCAGCAGTTTGTAACCCTCTACCGCAACACTTGCGTCCGTACCGAATGCCTTAGCACTCTGCCGCGCAAACTTTTCTATTTGCTCCAGTCCCTCGCCTGTAACACCTGCAACCGCGCTGAGGTCGTGCATCTGCTTGTCGAGCTGTATGCCCGAACTGCTTACCTGCGACAACCCGTCAGCCACATTTTGCGTTACATCTTTCAAATAAGTGAATGAAGCAAGCGCGCTCGTCAGGCTGCGGCTGCGGCTCTCCGCGACCTCTGCCTGTGCCGTAAATTCACCCGCTGCGGCACTCATGCCACTTATCTGCGCCGTAAAATTACCGCCTACGTTAAAAATGTAGTCAAAAACGTTTGCCATTTCAGTTATTTTCTTTATATTTGTACCGAGTTAATCTGGTAACAATATGGGTAGTTTATTACATACAATTTTCGTTATCTTAGCCAACATAATTGGCTGGGGAATGCTTGTTGCCGGGGTTGTTGGGTTCATTTACGTTTGCTATCGCCTTATGTTCCATCCAGGCAAGAACGGTTCACTCCCTTGGCTCTAACTTTTATCATTTCCGAACAGCGAAACTATTAACTCCGCTGTGTTCTTGTTGCGCCAACGCTCCAGCCATATAGCCTCACCGTAGAGCCGCGCCCATTCCGTCTCAGTTTCTATTTTATCAACATCGACATGCAGGTTGGCCCTTATCAGGGCGCACCCCTTGGCGAAGCCGTCCTCGTCGTCAGGTTCCGCCAGTTGGTACGCCTCTACAAGTTTTTTATTGAGCCCATGCAGCCGTTGAGCATGTCGCCGAGCTGCTTCTGTGTCGCCATGAAGAGCACAGCGTCTTTGCGCAGGTCCTCACTACCACCCAGCCAGCAGTTGTCAAACATCACTTTGCCGGCTTCCACTTCGTCGGTCTTGGCGACCTTGGTTATTGCCTTGATAGTGGCGAAGTCCGGGCGTTTGAAATAGCCGATATGGGTGTCTGTGCCGTCCACAATGTCCACGCGGTAAACCTTGCCATGCTTAGCCTTGAAAGCCACGATTTGCGCCTCGGTAATACCGCCGTCGTAGGTTGTGCCGCGTACCTCTGCGGCCGCTTCTGTCTGTGTGTTCATAACTGTTTAATTACTGTTTAATGGTTGTTTAATCGTTAAATTGTTCTTGACTGGCGGTGGCCGCCGGTGTACTCCCCCGGCGGCCGCCGTTTATGCTACTTTGCCCCAGTCGATATGTGAGGGCACCAGCGGAAGCTCTACCTCCTGCCCGGTGGCACCCTCTTTCCACTTGCGGGCGTTGTCGCTTATATGCACATTCTTGATCTTGTCGGTTACGATTAGGCCGCTGTCCGGTAGATACTGCACAATGATATCAAACGGGGGCAGGTCTTGCAGTCGCCCGGTGGGGCTTTGTGCTGCCAGCGCCTGCACCTCTTCCTGATACAACACCAGTTTGCCGCTCGGCGTGATACGTCCTTTTGCACGTCCTACCGGGTGGCGGCCTGCACCGTATTTGTTCACTATTTCCTGGGAGTCGCCGTACTCAATGCCGGTAATGCCCGTAATGGGCACACCACCAACAAGCACCACGATATCGGCCCAGCTGTACAACATACCGTTAATCAAAGGTATGCCGTTGTTAATTACACTTGCCATTGCTTTGCTTGTTAAATGTTAGTTAAACGGTTTTTGAAAAACCGATTTTTACATGTATGCTGCGCATCACAGGCACGGCCACATTTTTAAGCACTACCTCCACGGTGCTGGTGGCTGCCACGTCTTGGTCGGGGTCAATTACAGCCTTGTAGCCGCTCAGTTCTCCCGCCTTTTCCATATCCTCCAGCGCGTGGCCTGCCACGGTTTCAAGGTGTGCAACTGTGTAGCTTGCCAGTTTGCCGGTGTCGGGGTCGACGTATACGTTGCCGCCGAGCTCCGGTATCAGGTAGGTGCGAACACCTCGCGCGGCCTTGTCCATGGTGCGCACGCTCTCAATGCTTGCATAGTCGCTTATGGCTGAGTCCATGGTGTGGCTGTCGTTCATGTAGCTACCACTTTGTCCCTGCTGAGTAACAAAGAACAGGTAACGCGCAGCGTCCAGCTGCTCGACCAATGCCTTGTCCATGTCGCGCAGCAGTGAGCCGTCGCCGAATGCCGGCAAACTTATGCCGGTGGGGAACTCTTTAACCCACGCAATGCACTGGTGCACCTTGGCGCGGCTGATAAGTCCTAACACGACGCCCAGACCGCTGACGCTCGCCTTGGCGGCGTTGGCTTTGTCCTTGTAGAGTTCTGCGCCTGTTCCGCTACCTGCCTGACCGATTACAACGCTGACACGGCTTTTATTGCCGCCTGCCAGTTTGGTGCTCAGTTGGGCAGCCTTGGTTACTTTCGGCGCATACACGACCGAAAGTTCCGCCCCTTGGGCCTCCAGGGTATCGGCTTGCCCCTCGATTGCCACAAGGTCGTCCTCGCTCAATGAGCGGTCGCCGCACCAAATGGCAAGCTGTCGGATTTTGCCGTCGGCGAAGTTCTGCACGGTCTTAATCTCGGCAAACGTGAGCGCATCGCTCTGTGGCTTCTCGAAAATACCCACATACAGGCTAATGCCGGGGTTTACTCGGTATGCCTCGCTGAGGTGATAGTGCAATACTCTGAGCGCCCATGGGGCAGGAGTCTGCGTTCCGTCGGCTGCCGTTGTATGGTCCACAATGCCGGCCACCTCTGCTGCCTCAATCGTGCTAAGGGGTTGCACCCTGTCAGTCTTGAAGCTCTCGGGTATGTCGGCCGCTGCCATGTATATAATCAGACCGCTTATGTGGTCCTCACCGGCAAGTGCCTTGGGGACGTTGCCGTTCTGTCGATTGATATTAAGGGCTGTGCTCATTTCGGTGTTACTTTAATGGTTTCTTTACTTTCCAGATTGACGGCGTGTGCCTTGGCGTCATTCTCCTGGGCGAATGCCTGGCCGTCGCTTGTTACCCATACCTGCTCAAGCCCGTGACGCTTGCAGGCTTCCACGCCCACGGCTCTGAGCGCGCCTGCGCCGCTGTCTGCCTTGGGTTTCTGTTTCGCCTTGGTTCCGGTCTTGCCCTTTTGTTCCTTTGCAAGGGTGGACTCAGGCTTGGGGGCGTTGACCTGCTCGGCTGCTGTTTCTGCGCCGGTGGTCGGCTCTTTATTTTCGTCGTTCATATTGTTAGCGTTTTTTGAGTTTGTAAATTATCCACCCGGCTGCTGCCAGGATCACGATTATCACCGCCCACGCTGCGCCCTGTTTTATACGGTCCCACAGGTTGGGCGGCTTTTCCGCTGTTACGGTCACTTCGGCAAGGTTGCCGCCGTCATACACTTGCTCGCCTTGGGCCTGCTGCTTGGTTTGTTCCGTGGCTCGGCTCTCGGCTTTCGTGCGGTCGGTGGTTTCCTCTCCGTGCTTCTGCCTGATCCGCGCTTTCAGCGGTCTTTCTCCGGTCGTGGGGTCTGCCGGTTTGTCCGTATCGTAGATTTCAATCTCCGTTACCGTCGTCCCCAGCTTCTCCATTTCCCGGCTTAGGATCGCCTCTTGCGTGCCCTCGCTCAGGGTCTCGCTTTTTGCTGTTGTCCGCACCTGTTCCGTCTGCTCCGTTCTGCTTTCCGTTACCGCCTTGCGGTGTGCGCAGCAACTCGAATTTAGCAGGGCAATGGTCAATATGCTTGCAGCCCCAAATACGTTCCAGAGCAGTGTTGAGCCTTTGCACATCATTTCGTAAGTTTGTTATTTCGGTTCTGAGCGGCGGAACTATTGACTCCATAAGTATGTCGGAAGCCTTGCGCACGTTTTCAAGCTCGTGGCTCTTGACCTCGGCGAGCTTGTCTTTCATTTCCGCCCGCAACTGGTCGACCTCGGCCTGGTATTTCGCACGCATCAGCCGGCTGCCTACCCATGCCCCTATCGGGGTTGCTACCGCCGCGACAAGCGCCGATACAATGATAGTTACTATTTCGCCGCTCATTCATGTTTTATTGTTTTATGCCCACTTTCGTAAGCCATGTTTTTACGTTGAAACTCGGACACGCCTTGTTTGCAAACTCATTGTGCCCGTGCACCGTTGCTCTGGGGTATCGTTGTAGAAGCTCTTTTACAAGTTTTACAAGTGCAGCCTCCTGCGCTGCGGTGCGCGTGTCCTTTCCTTTTTTCTCCCAGTTCGGCACTGTGCGGGGCGGGCAACCGCCCACATAGCACACACCGATAGACCTTGTGTTGTGTCCTTTGCAATGTGCACCGACCACCGATTCGGGCCGTCCGGGGCGCACTTCTCCGTTTAGCCCTATAACATAGTGATAGCCTATGTCAGAGAAGCCGCGCTCAAGGTGCCATTCCCTTATTTGGGCGTTGGTGAAGTCCTCGCCCTCCGGGGTGGAGGTGCAGTGCAATATTATCTGGTCAATCTTCCTCTTGCTTGAATCCATTCAACTTTTGCCATTATGCGCCCGGAGCGCTCACAATAGCAGCGCGGCACTTGGTGTCGCTCAACGGCAAGCAAATGCCGTACTGCTCGAAGTTTACCAGGTTGCGGTGATAGAGCGGGTCTTTGGCTGCCTCGCTGTGATAGAATTTTGTGGAGCCGTAGGCTTTCATCATGCGACCTGCATAGAATGCGACGGAAGCCTTGGCGTCGGTTGCCGCCGGAACTGCACCCCACGCAAGTTTTTTGCCTGTGGTCATGTTGTAGTATGGGCAGCCGTCATATTCGTAAATGTCGAAGCCATACATACGGCAAATTTTGCCCTCTGTTTGGTTGATGTTGTAATGCTCCTTAAACTTCTGTTCGGTCTCGAGCAGGTCGTTCACATGGTCGCTACAAAGCACCAAAATGCGGTCCTGTGCAGGCACACCCATAGCGTCAAATTTGCGCTTAACGCTCAGAATGTCGGCAAAGGTTATTTTCTTACGTGTGCCGTCGCTTGTGCCTGTGGTTTTGATTACAGGGATGTCCTTTGCGTCCTGGTTGGGTGCGATTGCGTGGATACCTCGTTGGGCTATCTTCTCGCGCAAAGCATCGCGGTGACGTTCCTGTACGCTCGCCATTTTGTCGTAACTGATAGCGTGAAGCTCATCATCGGTCACGGGTGTTGCCTCGGTGCTGAACTTGTCCAGAGTGATAGGCTTGTCGGCATCGGTAAGGGCTGTAATTGCAAGTGGGTAGGTTGTGTTATTTACCAACACGTTAGGGTCGCCACCGATTGCAACGAAATGGATCACGTCCTGATTTACATACTGGTTGTAACTGCGGATACGCTGCATCCAGCCCAGCGACTCGGGCATTGTGCGGAACGCCTTAATCATTTCGCCTGTGAATATCTCGGTAAGCACTCCGGCGCGCATCGCTCCGGCCGGTGCCATTTGCCCAGCTACAAGTGCCACCACGTTACCGGCTACTGCACCGGCTTCAGGGGCAAAGCCCAACACACCGGCAACTGTCGCGCCGGCAAATGCGTTGAACGACACAGCCACGACCATGCCGCACACAAGGCTGAAAACTTTCAGCAAAAATTTACTTTTCATTGTTTTATTACTGTTTCGGGGTTGTTATTAGTCGGTTAATTCGCCGGGAAAGTCCACACCGTACTCCTGTTTGTACAGGCGCAGGTATTCCGTCTGGTTGGTCTTGCGCAGCTCTATGCGCTCAGCTTCGGGCACTTCGCTGAGCTTGGTGTAGGTCTTGGGCTGGGCACCTGCACCGGGGGCTGTTTCCTTGCCCAGGTTAATTGTCTCGGTTGGCTTCTGCTGTGGGTGCATGGTCTGTAGGGTCTGCTGAAGCATAGGAAGCCCAGCGGCCTTGCCCAGATTGATAAAGTGGTCGCGCTGGTCGGCCACAATACGCCTTTCGGCTACTGCCTGATCTACCGCCTGGGTTACGGCGGCCAGCTGGATTGTCTCGGCATTGTCGGCGCGCTGCTTCATAAGTCTAAGCGCTGCGGTTGCCTGTTCCTCGGTTGCGCCCTGTGCGAGACCGAGCAGTTCTAACTGTTCACTGTTCATTTGTTTGTAATTGTTTTTGGGTTTATTACTTTCCTCACCCTCGCCGGGTTTTCCCTCCGGCGTGGGGTCGGTTTTATTTTCAAGTTGGAGTAATGGCAGCGCCGGGCTTTCCTCTCCGGCGGCAAGCGTCAACAGCTTACTGCCCCTGTCATAGAGTTGTAGGGCTTCATCGTTACTGCCTATATCCACAATGCTTACCTCCTCCAAAAAACTGCGCGTTACGGTCTCGCGCGTCTGCCCGGGTAAAACCAATGTGGGATCTGCTGATTTTTCCAATATCACAAGCCCGGCGCTCGCCATACGCAAAAAGCCGTTTTCCCACTTGCTCTCTATCTGTTTGGCAAATGTGTCGTTCTGGTCAAACACCGGCGTACCTATCAGTTTATCGCCCTCTTTGCGCAGGTTCTCGATCCTGCCTATCGGCATAGCTCCGGGTTCCCAGCTTCTGCGGTGCATCCATAGCAAAACGGGGTTGCGCTCAAACTGGCTCAGGTCTATGCCGTCAGTCAGTACACGCGTGCCGTAACTGTTTACGGCTTCGGTTGAAATGATTACTTCTTTCATTCTCTTTTAAGATAAAGCCGGGGGCGCAGCGGTGCGATGGTGGGTGGAGGGGGTGTGTCCGCTGCGCCCTTTGGCTTTGTGGTTTTGACCGCCTCGGTTTTCATGTTCTTTGCTTGTGCAAAATACCGTGAGCCCGCAGCGGTCGGTCGTTCAAAATTCTCGGTTTGTTGCGGAGGCGGGATTTGCACCGCGCGACCTCCGGGGAATGAGCCCGGCGAGCTACTGCTGCTCCACTCCGCGATATATTCGGTTGTCGTTTCACGGTGCAAAATTGCGACATATTCGCGCACCTAACAAAAAGAGTGTAAAACTTTTACACTCTTTTTTCATAGCACGCATTTTTGAGCCAATTTTGCACCGTGAAAGCGCGCCCGCAGTGGGTGCGCTGCGTCTAAATTCTCTAAATAGTTATGAATGGCTACTACTAAAAAGGAACGTGAGCAGCAGCGCGAACACGCCCGTCTGCTCTACATGCAGGGTGAGCCCCAAAAGTCTATTGCTGAAAAGGTGGGCGTGTCGCCTCAGACTGTTACAAAATGGGTCGCTGACGGCGGCTGGGAACAGGCAAGGGCTGCCGCAAACATCACACGCCCCGAACTGGTTAACAAAATTCTTAACAGTATCAACGTGCTGCTTGAAGATTTGGCGGATGACCCCTCACCTGAGAAAACAGCCGCATCGGCTGACAAGCTCGTAAAATTCGCGGCTACTGTGGAACGTCTCGACAAAAAAACGTCGGTGGTTGACGTGATAGAGGTGTTTATGGCTTTCAGCAAATGGCTGCAATATCGTATGAGCTTCGACCCCAACGTCACCCCGGAATTACTCAAAACAATCAACCATTATCACGACCTTTTCATCTCTGAAAAGTTAAAGGAAAGTTTCTAAACCATGCCAACGAAAGCGGAATTACTCAAAGCACAAGAAAAATGGAAACAGCACTGCGAAACGGTGCAGTCGGCTACTGCCGTAAATATCAACGAAACAGAAGCGCAACGCCTCCAGCGTCTGCGCCACCTGCGCTCTGATTATGCCGCTTTTGTGGATTACTATTTCCCACACTGGACCATAAACCCTGAGACAGGCAAGTCCACACCTTGCGCACCGTTCCATATTGACGCAGCCAACAAGATACTGAAAAACCGCAACCTCAAAGCTGGTTTTATGTGGCACCGCGGCGCGGCTAAATCTACCAACATGGACGTATTTATTCCCATGTGGTTAATGATACAGGAACACCGCGAAATTAACGTTATGGTGCTTGTCGGTAAGTCTGAGGATAACGCCAAAACTCTGTTGGGCGACATTCAGGCTGAATTACAATACAACCAGCGTTATATTGCCGATTTCGGGCAGCAGTTCAATAACGGACACTGGGAAGACGGCGAGTTTGTCACAACTTCCGAAGTGGCATTTTTTGCCCGTGGTCGCGGTCAGTCCCCCCGTGGTCTGCGCTACCGCTCACACCGCCCCGACTATGTGGTTATTGACGACCTCGACGACGACGAACTTGTGGAAAGTCCGGCGCGCGTCTCTAAGCTGTTCGACTGGGTGCGCTCCGCTCTGTTCGGAACGCTTGACGGCGGCCGCGGTCGTTTCTTTATGGTCGGCAACCTCATTGCCAAAAATTCAGTGCTGGCGAAGTGGTGCGAGATTAAGACTGTACACGTTACACGCGTAAACATCTATGACCGCAAAGGTAAAATTTCGTGGGGCACTAAGTGGACGCCTCAGGAAGTCCGCGACATTGAAGCGGTGGTCGGTTATCGTGCTTTTCAAAAGGAATACATGAATAACCCTATTATTGAGGGTGCGGTGTTCCGCAACGAGTGGATCAAGTGGGGCAAGCGCCCGGCGTGGTCTAAGTTCTCCGAAATTGTGCTGTATATCGACCCCTCGTTCAAGGGTTCAACCAAAAACGACTACAAGGCTGCGAAGCTCTGGGGTAAGGTTGGCACTATGCTTTACCACCTGCGCGCCTTTGTGCGCCAGTGTTCCGTTGCCGAAATGGTGCGCTGGTGTTATGACCTCTACGAGTGGAGCCGCGACCAGGGCATTGCCATACGCTGGTACATGGAAGCCAATTTTATGCAGGACACTATCCTCGACGAGTTCCGCCGCGAGGGCGAACTGCGCGGCTATCAGTTGCCCATTACAGGCGACAAGCGCAAAAAGCCCGACAAGTTCCAACGCGTGGAAGCGGTTAGCCCCCTTTGGGAGCGTGGGTTCGTGGTCTATGACGAAACGCAACGCGACGACCCCGACATGCTCGCCGGCATTGACCAGACCCTTGCTTTTGAAAAGGGTATGCGCGGCCACGACGACGCCCCCGACGCTGACGAGGGCGCTATCTGGATATTACAGCGCGATACCCGTGTGCGTGATTTTAACCCCTCTTTCGGAATGAGAAAAACAGCAAAAAAATTATGTTATTGACCGATTACTTTCGCGCCCTCGTGTTCGACTGGCGCAAGAAAAAAGCTACCAGGCAGGCGCAGCGCTCCGCTGACCTCCACCGTAAAAAATTCCTGGTTCTCGTGTATCAGGGCCGCCCCGTCTGCGTCTCAATGCAGGGCGTTAAAAAATTGATCCGTCAAAAAAGGTTGCCGGGGCTCACCGCAGAAAAAGCCCGCCAGATAGCCATTTTTGAAGCTACCCCCAAACCCCGCGCCTATGTTCCTGACCGTTGACGATTACCGCAGTGTTTGCGACGAGTACGAGTTTGAGCAAATAACCCATTGCCCCGAAACGCGCGAAGTTGCCGAAGCCGCCGCCCTTGAGCAAATATCATCTTATTTGCGCAGCCGCTACGACATCGACCGCGCTTTCGCTGCCTCCGGCTGCTGCCGCAACTCTATGCTGGTGCAGTGCGCTGTCAATATATCGCTGTGGCTTATGATTCACCGCTTGCCGCAGAATATGGGGCACGAGCGCCGCGAATGCCTCTACAACGACGCGGTCAAGTGGTTGCGTGACGTTCAAGCCGGCAAAGCATCGCCCGACCTCCCGGTCTATGTGGCTGCCGACGGCTCAACCGATACGCACAACCCCGTCCGCTCGGGCTGTATGCCACCCAATAAATACGATTATTAAACACCCATTAAACACCGTTTAACCCATGTTTAAGCTATGCGCAAAAGTAGAATTTAAGGGGGACCGCTCATGGTCGCTCGACTTCGTTACGGCCGTTGAGATTATACGCGACACCGAAAAGCTGACAGCCGAAGCCAAAATAACACTACCTAAAAAATTGAAGTGGGACGGCTCGCCTGAAATTCCGGTGCACCGTGGCGACAGTGTGCGCATATCTTTGGGCTACGACGACAATTTGCAGCTGGCTTTTGTGGGCTGGGTTCGTGATGTCGGGTTCAAAACGCCTGTGGTTATCACTTGCGAGGACGACATGTTCAAGCTCAAACAAATGCCGGCTGTTAAAAAGGCTTACCGCTCCGTTAATCTGGAAACGCTGCTCAAGGATCAGGGCATTACCCACCGCCTTAACATCATGGGCGAGCAGTCGCTTGGCGCTTACCGCGTGACGGCTGACACTGTGGCCTCACTGCTCGGCAAACTATCAGAGCAGGGCATACGCTCATTTTTTCGCTACGAAAACGGTGAGCCTGTGCTTTATTCCGGTGTGCTCTTTGAACGAGACAGCACACCGGCGCAGGCATTCAAAACAGGGCTTAACATCATTTCAGACCAAAACCTCAAGCAGCAAAAGTCTGAAAATATGCGCCTGCGCGTTAAGGCGGTCTCCCTCATGCCCGATAATAAAAAAATCAAGGTGGAAGTCGGCGACAGCGACGGCGAACACCGCACACTGCACACCTACAACAAAACCGAAAGCGAGTTAAAAGCCTGGGCAGAGCAGGAAGTCAAGCGGCTTAAACGCGACGGCCTTACAGGCTCTTTTACAACTTTCGGCTTTAAGCTGGTTGACCCTCTCGACGCTATCGGGCTGGTTATAGACGGCACAAAAATGGGCGTGTACCAGGTCAAAAAAGTAGCAATTAAATATGGCGATGGCGGCTTTCATCAGGAAATAACCCTCGGACTGCGCGTCGCCTAAAAGCGTATTTTGATATGTCAACAGATTTGCGAAACATCATCAGGAAACTGGCGCAACCGGACGGCGAAACGGTCGCCCTGGTCTGCACCGTTGACAGTGTGGACAAGGACGCTCGCACCATTGACTGCACCCCATTAAATGAGGGCGCGCCGCTACTTGGCGTAAACCTGCAAGCCAACCAGGGGGCTGGCTTCGGGCTTTGCTTGTTCCCAGAGGTTGGCAGTTTTGTGGTCGTTGGCTTTGTCGCCGACGGTGCCGCCGGGGTGGTTCTCTCCACCGACAAAATAGAGTCGGCCGAAGTAGTCATCGGCGACACCTCCGCCGTCATGGACGCCGACGGCTGCCGCATCGACACGGCCAAAATGTCGGCGCACATCAACAAAGAGGACATAATTTTTAACGGCGGCAACCTCAACGGGCTGGTCATTATCCAAAAGCTCACCGACAAACTCAATGGGCTTGTAAAAACTGTGAACAGCCTAATCACAAGTTATAACACGCATGTGCATATTTGCGCCGCCCCAGGTTCCCCGTGCAAGCCCATAGACGTACAGGCGCAGTCTGCCGAAACTTTTAATAAAACAGATTACGAAAACACCAAAATAAAGCAATGAACGGACTACAAACAGACATAAACACGGGCGACCTTTTGGTGGACCACACCGCTGTTGTCGCCGACGCTTCCGGCTTCATTGCCGAGCTGGTCGTGCGCTCGTTCCGTGGCGAGTTCAAAGAACACCCACTCCTGGGCGCGGAGGCTCCGTTAATGCTTGCCGGCGACCCTGACCCATTTTGGCCGGGCAACACTAAAAAAATGCTGCGCGCCTGTGGACTCGAAGTTTCAACCCTTACGCTGTCACCTGACGGCACTGTAATAATTTCATAAGCCTATGCAGATAACAGTAAAAGACCGCCAATCCCTGCTCGACATCGCCGTGCTTACGCTCGGTTCTGTTGCCGGTGTGTTTGCCTTGGCTCAACGCAACGGCATTGCAATAACCGCAACACTTACAGACGGGCAGCAACTAAATTATGAGCTGGAGGACGTGGTTAACCATTCCGTCCGCTCTGCCTATGCCCTGGAGCGCATCAGCCCAGCCACCGACATAGACACACCCGAATATAAGGAGCTGCTATACGCTACCGGCACAAAACGCCCGTTAATTATGCGCCCGCCGCTCGTAAAAAGTACGGAGGACTTCCTTGTCGTGGACAAAATTGACGAAGTGCTCGGACAGATTGCGCACAAAATACCGGTCAAAACGGAAAGCAAGCAGCAATATACGCGCATTTTCGACGACCCGTTCAGCGAAATTTTTTCTTAATCCCTAAACATTACAACAATGGACCAACTCACAAAAAACGATTTGCAGCAGCTTGACACTGTCGACCTTATGCAGCGCGCCGAAACTATCCGCGACGCTATCGTGGCGAAGTCGGTCTCTGCCGCTGAGGTGGGGCAACTGTTCTGCGACCTTATCGACGCTTGCGGCGATATTAACACCGCCGTCCGCCTGTTCCTTATGGTCAACGTGCCGGAAATTCAGGCAGACATTGACAAACGCCTTGCAGGTGTCGACGAAGCCGCTAAAAAGGCAGCAGCCGAAACACAGCGCAGCGAACAGACCCGCGCATTGGTGGAGGCTCTCGTTGGCAAGCTAAGCACCCAAAACCTCAACGCCCCGGAACGTGTGGACGTTGACAACGCCCCTGCGGTTGTTACGATTACCAACCCGGTTGCGCAAAAAATCAATGCCCGACTGTTTCCACGCTTCGGGCTTGGCTCTGTCCTGTTCATCAGCGACCACAAGGCGGTCGAAGTTACACCGGACGGCTATGTGCGCCCGGTTGCCCTCGGCGCTTCTACGGTCAACGCTGTGGCTACTGCCGACACATCAGTTTATAAACAGCTTTGCATTGAGGTTGTGCCCCCACGTCTGCGCCTCTCGGCTGCCGGTGCGCTCCGCCTCGATAGCAAAGGTAATTTGCGTTTGACATGACACAGCAGGTTATTAGACACATTCACCACCGCGACGACTTTGTCCTGCGTGAGCGCTTCCGCAATGGTTCCGGCTCGCTTGTTCCGCTCCCTGACGGCGTAGACTTCGAGCTGCGCTACTGGGTTAAGCATGGGCGTGAGTTCGTGGCGGCACGCCGTGCCGGTGTTTATCAGAACTGCACCCCCGACGGCGACGCGCTGCTTGTTATTTTCAAGGATCACAATCTTTGTGAGGGCACACTGAAACACGAATTACATTTGCAGTTGGTCAACGACCTTATGCCCGACGGCGTGCAAAACGTGTATTACCCCGAAGATATGGCGGTACAGCTCTGGCACCTTGCTACCGATACCGCCGGGGTTATTGAGTCCGATATGCTGGCGGCGTATACTCGCGGTCTGCCGTTCACTTACGACGACTTTACACCTGAGCAGTTGGCTGAGCTCAAAGGCGACAAGGGCGACCCGTTCACATGGGCGGACTTTACCACCGCACAAATTGAACTGCTGCAACGCCCGGCAACCGAAGCCGCCAAACGCGCCGACAATGCCGCAAAGACTGCCACCGACGCAACCGCGGAACTGCGCAAACAGGCGCAGACACTTGTCGACAACTCAAACAAGGCAATACAGGACTGCAACACCGCCACCGGTGCCGCCAAATCAGCCACCGCAAAGGCTGACAATGCCGCCACAAACGCGCAGGCTGCCGCCGTGGCTACACAGGCAGAGCGAGAACTTACCGAACAAAGCCGCGGACGGCTTGAAGCCGTGGCGGACCGCGCAGAACTTGCAGCCGCCCCGATACCCGACGGCTTGCACGTCGATACGCCCGCACCTGTTACACTTGGCAACCCTGTGCCTCGCTACATATCCGCCCGGGTATTGCCTGCCGGCGCACTCCAAAACATCATTTACCAGGCTTACGGCGGTGCTGCCGGCGTTGAGCCTGACGGGCGTATTTTACCATTCCGCCCTGGTTCTGCCACTGTGCACGTGATACCCACCGGCGGCACTCAATACTACAAAACAATAACGGTGCAGGTCGTTGCCCCTGTTCTGCGCCTCGACGCTTCGGGCGCGCTCCGCCTTGACAGCACCGGCAATATCCGTTTAACTTAACAACCCAGACAAATGCCAAACATCATTACAGACATACGCGACTGGTTCAGCCGCCCCACACGCGCCGAAATTCTCACCCTCGCGCGCAAAGCTTCAAGTAAGCAGGGGTTACGCATTACCGCACAACTGCTCCAGCAGACCGACACGCTGACAAAAAAGGACATTGCCGACTGGCGCGCAGCCCACCAGGTTGCGCTCGACTACGACAACCCCAACCGTCTGCGCCTTTATGACATTTACGCCGATTGTGAGCTTGACGCCCACCTCTCGGGCTGTATCGCCCAGCGCAAAGGCAAAGTAATGCAAAAGGATTTCCGCTTGGTCGATAAGAACGGCAAGGAAGATGTTGCAGCCACCGAACTGCTGCAACAGGAATGGTTCGCCGACTTCATGGATTATGTCCTCGACTCTGCCTACTGGGGGCACTCGCTCATACAGCTGGGCGACGTGATACGCCCGGGCGACGGCGGTGTTATGCGCTTCGACGGTGTGGAGCTTGTGCCGCGCAAACACGTTGTGCCTGAATATGGGCGCGTGGTTATCAATCCGGGCGACGACTGGCGCAGCGGCATACCTTACCGCGACGGCGACTTTGCCAACTGGTGTGTGGAAGTGGGAAAGCCGCGCAACCTCGGTCTCCTGCTCAAATGCGCCTGCTCTTACATCAGCAAAAAAAATATGCTGGCGTTTTGGGATATGTTCGGCGAAATTTTCGGCCAGCCTATGCGTATAGCCACCACCAACAGCCCCGACGATAGCGAGCGCGCACGTGTGGAAAGCGCACTCGAAAACATGGGCGCTGCGTTCTGGGGGTTATTTCCTGAGGGCACAAATATAGAGATCAAGGAAAGCAGCCGCGGCGACGCTTACAACGTCTTTGACCGCCGTGTGGACCGTTGTAACTCCGAACTGTCAAAAGTGCTGTTAAATCAGACAATGACCATTGACTCGGGGTCATCGCTCTCACAGTCTGAGGTGCACCTTGAAATTTTTGAGCGCACCACCGAAGCCGACGCAACTATGGCGGGTTATGTAGTCAATGGCCGACTGCTCCCGCTCATGGTTATGCACGGTTTCCCGGTCAAGGGTCTGCGCTTTGTCTGGAACAATGCCGCCAGCTACACACCTGCGGAACAGCGCGAGATCGAGCGCCTGTTGCTGGAGTATTACGAAATTCCCGCCGACTACTTCACAGACAAATACGGCGTGGCTATCGACAAGCCGCGCGAAGCTAAGACACAGCCCGACCGTTTTTTCGACTGAGCCCCGCCGGTAGTGTGAGCCTCCGGCTTGCTCATAACGCGGGGCTGCGCCGCTCTTACCATGATTTTAACGCTGCTTTAAGGTCTCTTTATGAGGACGACCTGCTGGAGCTTGCAAGCGCATCAGATAAGCCCGATTTTGACGACTCGGCATTTTTTGACGCTGCCGGCATGGTGTACCGCGCTGGGGGTTTCGACGCTTCGCAACTGAACACCCCCGAAGCTCGCCGCCTGATTACAGAGACACTCAAGCACCTTAACACAGCCATAGCCTCCGGCATTACTCACGAAGTGCCGGAAACAGTGCGCTATGCCCTCGAAAATAACGCTTTTATTTTCTCAGGCTTCAAGGCTTACCACACGCTCCGCGAGGTGGGACTTTCGCTCACCACTGACAGCGGCGACATTAAGCCCTTTGAGACATTCCGCCAGGACGTGGAAAAGGTCAACAACCAATATAACCACAGCTACCTATATGCGGAATATAACCATGCTGTGGGCGCTTCGCTCATGGCTGAACGCTGGCAGCAGATTGAAAAGGACGGCGACCGCTACGACCTCCAGTACCGCACTGCCCAGGACGACCGCGTGCGTGAGGACCATACAATTTTGCACGGCACAACGCTGCCACCCTCTGACCCGTTCTGGTCTATGTATCTGCCGCCGAATGGCTGGAACTGCCGGTGCAACGCCGTACAGGTTCGCAAGGGCAAATATGAGCAGAGCGACCCCGCCTTGGCTATGCTTCGCGGTAACAACTGCACCGAAGCGGCGAAACAGCAAATTTTCCGCTTCAACCCGGGCAAGGAACTGAAACTTTTCCCACCCAAACACCCATATTACAAGGCTCCACAGCCAGAACAGATAAAGCAAGCCATTGACGGTTATACACCTGCGGAATGGACACCAAAAACCGTTAAAGAGGCGGAGGTGTTTTTTGCCGACAAATTAGGTGTTAATTGTGCTTTAACCGGTTTCACTAAAACCAACATGGCGCAAATTGAGTCTATTTTTCGAAGCGTGGAGCGTCATTTCCAATGTTACCCAGAACTGAAAAAAGAAACTTTGTTTGTTGGCACCATACGCGGGCGCATCGAAATGCTGACCGCCGCAAAACTGGCAGAATACAAAAAATTATATCCTGGGCGGGACGAGACCATTCTTTTAAGGTTAGCGAAGTCATGGGCGCGCGGTGTCGGTGCATGTCGTAACTGTTACGCTTATTCTCATGGGGCGGCTAAGGAATATGGTCTCAGCGGTATTTGTTTTAATACCTCATGGGCTGGGGAGAAAATAGACAAGTCACTTGCCAACGACGTAAAATCAAAATGGCATCCAACTGGTTGCGGCACTCTCAAAGCCACATTTGACCACGAATTGGGACACGAGATTGACCGCCTGCTTGGACTGCGCACAAATGCCGATTTTCTGAAAATATACGACCCTGAACACTCACAAGGCAAAGCGCATGTTACTGAGGTGCTCTCCACGTATGGCAATAAAAATGCCGCTGAGTTCATAGCTGAGGCGTGGTCTGAATACCTCAATAACGAAACACCGCGGCCTGTTGCGGTCGCGGTGGGTACGTTGATTAAAAAGCTCTATGCAGATAAGTTTCAGGCGTCCGGTTCCGGCTCGTCGTCAACATAAACCCGCATCGTATCTCGGGGCTTGTCGGTTTCAAATACGAAATTGCCGTTTTGCCCCGGTACAACTTCCGTGTGCCCCTCTGGGTTATCGAAAATTTCCAAAGGGATAAGGTCAAAAGCGCGACATGTCGCCCCTCTGACGAAGTGCTTGCAGTCCTCGCACATGTAGGGCCGCTCTTCGATTTTGTCAGTTAGTTTTGCCATTCAGTGCAAAATTACATAAAAACCACGGATTATTAACACTTAAACAGTTATTAAATGCTTGACCCCAACAAATTAAAAGCCGACATACTCGACGACATGCGCGTGGAGCTCTCCGACGAGTTCGACCGCAACTTTGAACGTAAGGGCTTTTTCTCTAACGCCTGGAAGTCGCGCGCCCATGACTACCCGCGTGGCTCGCTGCTCATGGTGTCCGGTGCTATGCGTCGATCTACACAGGGGCAGGTCGTCGGCGACGGCGTGCGCTTCACCTCGTCGCTCCCATATACCGCGCTGCACAATGAGGGCGGCAAAGTCAAGGTTACTGCCAAAATGAAGCGCTTTTTTTGGTACAAGTACAAAACTACCAAACTGGAAATGTGGAAATACTTTGCACTTATGAAAGAGGGCAAAGTGCTGACCATTCCGAAGCGCCAATTTATCGGCGACGGTCCCGACACGCAGCGCATCATACGCGAAGTTATTGAGGACAACCTCGACAAATTCAACATACAACTAACCGAATTTTTACGAAAATGAGAAAACAGATTTTTACAGCCATTGCCGACACTCTCGCCGCTCTGCCGGGCATTAAGTTTGTTGACCTATGGAATAACCAGGTCCAGGCTCTTAACGGTGGGGCAGCTTTCGCGCTGCCTGCCGTGTTCGTGGAGTTTGAAGCCATAGACTGGCACCAGCAGAACAACCGCGCCCGCCGTGGCTCTCTCGCATTCCGGCTTCATGTTGTTACTCGTGCCGTTCCGACACACGGGCATACCGACCCTCGTATGTCCGAAGCTCTGGCGGTGTTCGACCTGCTCGACGGCATTAACGCCGCCATGCAGGGGCTGCGCGGCGACAACTTCTCGGGCGTTATGCTCACAACCTCGGCAACCAACCACGACCACGCCGAAATTGTCGAAAACGTGGAGCGTTACACCTGCGGGGTGCAGGACACTACCGCAATGCGCCCCGCCAGGCTTGTTCCGGTAGCCTCTGTCGCGATTAAATAGCCTGACTAATACAAACGCCCCCGGCGGCTCTTTCGGTCCGTCCGGGGGCGTTTTTTTACATAAAATCAAAAAGTGTGGGTTCTGTGTCGCTCGGTTGCTCGTCATCAGGCGAAAGCCCCAACATATTCAGATAGGTGCGGTAACATATACCAAACTCCGGCTCAATGTAGTGGCGCCATACTGCTTTGTAGCATTTGGCTTGATTTCCGGCTTCGTAATGCTGCTCCGTGAGGGCTTTTACCTTTTCTGCACGCGCCAACGTACTCTTGTGCCGTTTTCTCTTTGTCATTCGCCTAAAAATTTGTATCTTTGCACCGTCCTTTTACACAAGGCTCAGCGCTGGCGTTTAACTGTTTAGGCAGTACGCTGGCGCGGCTTTTTTTAACCCGCTGCCTCGGGCGCTGCCTGTTCTGCGTCAGCCTTCGGGGCATTTTCATACCCGGGCAGCAGGTCCACATCCGTAATGCTCAGCGGAACGTTGCGCCAGGCACCCGCTGTGCTCTCATTGCGGTACTGCGCACGGATATAACGGCGGGTCTCGGTCGGGCGGTAGCTTTCGCGAATAATGCGCACGCCCTCTTTGAACTGGTCGTCGCCGCTTTCCTCTGCCATTTTGCAAAGGGTCAGCACCTTGCTGGCGTTGAGGTTGCCTTGGCGGTCTTTGCTCAACAAGCGCAAAATGGCTGTTACAAGCGACTGGGTCTTTTCATCGGTTGCAAGGCTCTCAATGTACTTGCGCACCATAGCAATGCCGGTCTCGGCCATGTCGCTCCAGCCGTCCACTGTGTTAACGCCCAATGTCAGGCGCAGGGTACTGTCCTGGTTGGTAAATGTGTGGCTGAACTGTCCGTCCTCCTTGAAGCCCACGACCTCGGCTTTCATATCAAGCACGGTTTTGAAATTGCCGAATATGGCATCTTTCACAGTCTTGATCTGTTCGCTCAAGTTACGAAGTTCCGGAATGGCTGCCGCCAGTTCGTCATCTACCATTTGCGCGTAAGTTTCACGCTGCTGCTTGCGCTGTTCCTCTGCTTCGCGCTTTGCTTTGTCTGCCCGGAATGCCTGAAGCTCGGCGTATTCCTCGGCGCTTAATGTTACTTTTTCACTCATTGTTTAATGGGGTTTAAGTGGTTATTAAATAGTATTTATTTGCTCGGTGCGTTTTGTCCTTTTACACCAGCTCAGCTGTTATTCATCGTAGTTGTCTATGTCCGGGGCTTCGTAGTTCATTGATCCAGCTGTTTCCGAAGCCCACCACGCCAGCTCGTCCAGCAGCTCGACACGGGCTTTGTCCTCCATGTGCTCCGTCTGCTCCAGGATCATAGCCTTAATTTTTTCAAGTTCTTTGTCCATGGTTGTGTTAGTTTAATGTCACATCAACTTCGCCGCCGGCTGTGTAGTGCTGCATGAGCAGCGCGTTGGTCAGCGCATCGACCGCCCGGGCGTCCTTGACTTTGTTGTTAAATGTCGCTATGAGGTTGCGCAGCCTCTCGCGCGGTATTTTGTTAAAATCATCGTAGCCACTGGCGCGCATCGCTATGGCTTTTATTTTGGAGATGTTGCTCTCCTGCTTGGTCTCAGCAAGCCAGCCGCCTATTGCGGCAATTACCTGCTTGCGCAGTTTGTCAAGCGGTGCAGTGCCTTGCTTGTGGTCCACCTGCTCGCTCAGCTTCGCGCAAATGTCAATTAACTGGTGCTGGCTCAGGTCGCGGCTGCTCTCCACTCCCCAACTTGCCAGGATCGCACGCTTCGCGTCGTCGTCAAGCCCTAAGATTGTGCAGAGGGTGTGATACTTTTTAACCAACCCTTTGTGTATTTGGTCCATTGTTTTATTTTCCTTTGCCATAGTCGTATTATTTTATTCGTTCTGCCCAGTAATCATTTGCGCCCTGTTCCCAGATTATGAAGTCGGCGCCGCCCTCGCCCTTGCTCGGGTCCTCGTATCTGGTCGTTACAAAAGCCTTGAAGCCCTCAACGTGGATTTTTATGTCGGCATCGTAGCGAAGCAACTGACCTATAAAGCCCATAGGTTGCCCGCTTTTCTCGTGGCTGATAAACACAAACAGTTTGTCCGGAAACTCCTGTTTAATGGCTTTTAATTGTCGTTTACCGAAGCCGTCCAGATATTGCACGCTGTCAATTACGATTATTTCCGGACTTTTTCGCTTGCTCAATCGCGCCCGCAGGTCTGGCAATTCCTCTTTGTTCAGCAGTATTATATTGCTGCCTGCTTCGCCCATGTCCACGCGCTCCCATGCCTTTTGCAGTGATAGGCTCAACCCCTGCTCGAGGGAATTGTAAGCCACACGACGGAAGCCGGCCAGATACTTGCAGAGCCTGAGCGTAAACGTGGTTTTGCCTGAGCCGCTGCCGCCCCAGATAAGCCACACGCCGCGCAGCTCGGGGCGGCCGAAACTGGCGAGATACTCGCCCGTAAAATCGGCCGTTTCAAACTGCGCTGCCAGCACGTTTTTATTACTTATTGCTCTGCCCATTATTCGTTATTCTGTTATTGCTTCTTTCAGCTGGTGCGCATCTATCAGTAGCTCCAGCGCATTGAGTTTGTCGTTTATATCCTCCTGTGTCGTTCCGTACACTGTAAAGCATACCATTTTCATACCTTTTAGTCGCCCGTTCCTCCGTGTGCCCGTTTTCACTGTTATGTCAAAGGGCAGAGCATCGGCCAGCCATTCGGTTAATACCGACGGCACATCAGCCGCCGGCATTACCATTTGCACGTGCATTGTCTTGCTCATTCTCTCGCTCTTTTCTGCATTTGTTTTTTGTACTGTTGCAGCCTCTTGATACAAGCCCCCATTATGAGGGCGCGGTCGGCTTCTGTCTCAAAATTGCCAACTATGGTCGCCGCTACGGTGTCGGTCAGTATCTCTAAAGCATCGCCCATACTGTCACATTCGGTCAGTGCATCATATATCTTGTAGCTTATCGCTGTTTTCTCTTTTTGGTTCATTATTTCGCCCCTCCTTTTTGCATTGCCCACACGCTGCGTTTAACTCGTCTGAGGTCGCTGTCGGCTTCGTCAATAACTCTGTTAATGGTTTTGCTGTCCTCTATGCCGTTAGCCACACACACAGCGGCTATGTCCTCGCTGTTGGGGAGGGGCAGTTCCACGAACTTGCGACCTATGCGGCTGTAAATTTCGGCATAGCCCTTGCGGTTCAGGCGCAGCCCCTTTTCGATTCTGGCTTTCAGGTTGCTGGTGGCGGTCAGTATAATGCCGCACTGGTCCTCAAGCTGGTTGTACAGGCTAATGAAAAAATAAAGCACCTGGTCGCTCAGTTTGTCGGCTTCGTCCAGTACGATAAGCGGCGACTCCTTGCGCTTCAACGTGTCCACGATATTGTCCATCATGTCGCTCACTGTCGTACCGGCTACCAGCGCGCCCATGTTCTGCAACAGTTTCGCCATAAACGTGCGGCGGTTCCAATACTCTGAGCAAACAAGGTGATACACGTTGCGCCCGGCTGCCGTGTAGTTCTTTATGGCTTCTGTCTTGCCGCAGCCCGCGCCACCGATAACGGCGGCGGTCAAGTGGTCAGCCTGTATGTTGGTAAGCGTGAACGTCATGGTCTCGTAGGCGCGGGTCTTGACTACCTGCCACCCCTTGGCCTCGGTCGTTCCTACCTGGGCGGCTATGCTGCGCCACATATCGTCGGCTATGGTGTCCCAGTTGCCGGCAAGAATTTTGCTTATTGTTGCGCTGCTCACGTTCAGGCTGGCGGCGGCTTTGTTCTAGCTGCCCTTTTGTCCACAATATGCGCGAAGCTGGGCAGTGATCTGTTGTTTCTGTTCCTGTGTCATGTCCTTTTACTATTTAGAAAATTGAATAATCTGCTATTTGGTAGGTCTCAGCGTCGGCGACGTTCTGACCAGCTTGTATTATCGGGGTTTCTACCGTCTCCACCTCTAAGGCTTTAATGTCGGTAACACCTAAGCGCTTGCGGCTGCGGTTGTCCTTGTGCTGCCCGTGGCTGTCGGTTATCAGCAAGCGGTCCTCGACGCTGCCGCGCAGTGCCGGCGCTCCGGCTATCACTTCGGCGGTGCCTTGAAGTGCTGCTCCCAAAATTTGCGCCTGCCGTGCCTCTAATTGTTTGTTGTAGTCTCTTATGCGTGCCAACTGTTCTGCGTCGCCGGGCTTGCGGTCTGCCAATGCCATAGGCTGCACGTACTTCTCCTCAAGCATGTAACGGCGTGTGCCGGCTTCATTCACGGCAAGCACTTGGCTGAGGTCGTCAGGATCATACTTAACCGTCCAGCGCTCGGCTGCATGGTCGCGGAATGTGAGGTCGAAACAATCATAATCACGCTTGACGCCTAAAATGGTGGGGCGAAGTCCGCAACCCTCGAGCACGTTCTTAAAGCCTGTTTCTACACCGAAGTTGAGCAGGTAGGTTTCACGGCTCAGCGGTAGGGTGTTTTCCGGTTTGAGGTTTGCAAAGCCATTCATAAACTCCTGCATTTTGGCCATGCGCTCCAGTCTCATCATTTCGGCTATTTGGGCACGGAGGCCTGCTTCATCCGGGAAGCTGTGGCGCATACGGTTGAGCGCGTCGCTATTCGGCTGTCGTTTCGGGTCGGTCGTAATGCCGAAGCCCGACCAGTTGTTGCAGCGTATGCAGTAGTTATTATTAAGATAGCTGAAATATGGCTCTACGGGCTTGGCTTTCGCATTGTGCGCCTGTGCCGGTATTACCTTGCCGCCCATGACGGCGTAAAGATCGTGCATAGTCTTAATCGCGTAACGGTCGCTTTGCACCTGTGTAGCGCGCAGCATTGTGCCGGTCAGTGCCTGGCTGTGCTTGGCTGCGTCGCGCAAAGCCTCTTTAATCAGTTCCGGGCATTCGTGCGTACCTACGGCGTAACCTATCGGGTAGTTGTTGAACACGTCCAGCACTACAACCATGGTCAGACGGTTGGTGTAGGTCGTTACGCTGTGCCCTTTTTTGTCGGTCTTGGTTGCCTGATAGAGCAACTCCACGGTCCAGCCGTCAAGCGACCACATCAGGAACGGCGTGCTCGGGCGGCTGCGCTTCACCTGCATTGTTACGTTGTTGCGGAAGTTCGACACGCCCAGGCGTCCGGCTCTTATCACGGTGCCCAGCTTCTCGCGCCATACTCCAACGGTCGAAGCGGTGATCATCGGCCACCCTTTGGCCTCGGCAAAGCGGTTGTAACCCTCAGCAACCAACGTGTCCGGGAGGTTGTTGTGGTGTGCCAGCAACGCAGTAAGCACATTTTTCTGGTCGGTCTCGTCAACCTTGGCGGCGTTGCCGTTCATATACTTGCCACTGATAAAGCAAGCGTAACCCTGCTCCATGTACTCGGCCATTTTCATTTGCAGGCGGCGGGCGCTGCCTGGCAGTGAGTGAGGGAAGCGGTCAGCAAGTCGGGGCAGTGCTGCGGCTGCTCGTGCCCAAAACTCTTTTGCGGCTACTGCCTTTTTACCGCTGCGCTGGCGTTTGCTCACGTGAGCCTCCCAGCAGGCGCGGAAAGCGTTCATTATTGCCGCATTGCTTGCGTACTCCAGCACTTTGTCCTCGGGCAGGTTGCGACCGTCTGCCAGCGTATAGGTCTGGTAAAAGTCCAGTGCCGCGCCGTCCGGTTGCACCATGTCTAAAAACTCTTTGCTTTCCGCACGTTCCTGCAAGTCGGGGTAACGGCGGTAAACCTCTGTGCGCCATTTCAGCGGTAGGCTCTCAACGGCATACAACGCCGTGCGCCCGTTGCCACCCTTGCGTATCTGAGTAACCTGACCTTTGCGCACTAAAGCGTTAAGGTTGGAGGTCGTAATGATACGCCCGGTTAGTTCCGCGTGGCTTATGCAAATTGTTCCGTTTACAGTCTCCATAGCTTACATGTTTTCGGCTAACACTTGTATTTCGTAAAGTTTCGGGAAGTTGATATCCAACCAATGCCCCAGCGCATCGCCTTTGCGACCTGTCAGCCACGCCTCGCCGGTGCGTTTGTCCACCAGTAAGGTGCAACCATTGTCGAACTCCTGACGCATCACTTGGCGTCCGTCCTCTGTGGTGTCGTGTAAGGTCTCGCATATTGGATAGTGAGCCATGGGCTTTGCACCATAGTTGTGTACCGCTGTAAAGCGAATTTTTCGGGCAGTGTCGTTGTTCTTGCGATATGTAAGACACATATACACAAACTTCTCGGTCACTTTGAACACCTTGGCGAGTGTCGCCTTGGTCTCCTGGGTTGCGTCGATGTAACGCTTCATCATTGTTGTTTCCATATCCTTTTACTGAATTAAATTCGTATTACATTGTGTACCTCGGGCGTTTTTCGTAACTTTGTACGCTGTTACCAAAGTAACACGTTGCAAAGTTCGTAATAATATACGACACTACAAAATAAAATCGCAACTTTTTACGACCAAAAATTGCAAATGGGCATTACAGTGAACAGAATCAAGACGATAGGGGAGAGGGTACAACACCTAATTAACACCCTTGCAGACGGTAAAAACACCATATTTGCCGCCAAATTAGGCATAAACGAGGCTAATGTTCGTAGTTATTTACGAGGAACACTGCCCAAAGCTGACATACTGGAGAAAATCGTAATAACTTACGAAGTCAATGCACACTGGCTATTAACAGGGTATGGGGAAGTTATGGCTCAGAATGTACAACCAGCGCGCGAACCCTTTGTTATCACAAATGAAACACCGGTGTCCGTGTTCCTTGCTGAATACATTGACCACCTCGACAAGAAAGACGAAAAAATTGTGCAACAAGCCCAGGAAATAGGACGTTTACAGGAACGTGTTAGAGAACTCGAGCAACGATTGGCAAAAACTGCTGGCGGTGCCGACATCTGCAATACTGCAAATGTAGGATAG